TCATTATCAAAAGCTTCCCATGCATTATATGTTCCAAACTGAGTACTTCTTGTTACGAAATAACTCTGGTACCCAGAACCTGTTTGTGCATCAGCAGTCAAAGCCACCCTCGGATACTTAATAAGTTTCTTGGACCTGGGAAACTCTGCAACGACATTGGAATTGAGTTTGATTGAGGCTGTGTTTGAGGTGTGGAGCATGTTTACGTTTGAGACCACGTTCAGGTCTGAAACGTTCCCACTCACGGTCAAATTAGAAGAAACGGTCACATTCCCACTCACGTTCAACTCACCACCCACTTCAACATTTCCCGTAGTCACAAGGGATGTATCTGCATTTTGAAGTTCAATGGTTAGGGGTGTAGTGTTACCAGTGGCAGTAACTGCTTCAAGTGAGTGCTGGGCGACAACATTAATTATACCCATATTAATAACTCCACCCACCGAGAGATCACCATTTACATGAAGGGTAGCCTCTGGTTGGTTGGTGCCAATGCCGACTCGTGTTAGGTCCGTGTTTACGAATAGGTTAGCCTCGCCCACCTCTAAATTCGATCCACCTAGGGTACCTTTACCAACAACAAGTGCTCCACCAATTTCAACATTGGATGCAGTTGTAATGCTTAACGTCGGGTTAGTAAATGAAATTGTGTGAGGTGTCACATTTCCCACCTCGGTGACTGTATCAAGTGGATAGGATGGTTTAATACCTAATGCACCCAAAAACATAGACTCAGCTGAAATATCACCATCTACCACGAGGACGTTGGATCCCGTATCATCAACAAAAAGGTTGGAACCAACACTCAAGGTGTGTTGAGGAGTATTATTCATGACACCTATGAATTTAGGTGTGGCTGCAGGATTTGGTGGATAAAATAACTGATTCCCCCCCGATGGGGCTGACCACGATGATGCAGCTCCTCCGGGAAGACCCGATAATCGGCTACCATCACCAACAAAATGTGTTGCGACTACATTACCTGTTACCCTAAGAATACCATCAGTCGCGTCATCGTCAACATAAAGGTTGGATCCGACGGAAAGATCGTGTATGGGATTGGCATTAGAAATGCCTACACTACCGGCGGTGTATGATAATTCATTAGTACCAGCTGTTTTAGTCCAATGACCGGACCCACTTCCACCACCGGAAATACCTGTCAATCGACTACCATCACCAACAAAATAGGCTGCGACCACATTTCCGACGACTTCAACATTACCACTGGCAGTCAACGATGTAGAAGTATTTGTAAACTGCACGGTATTTGATGTTATATTACCCGTGTTTACAGCATCTCCAAGTGTAACCGAAGTTACGATACCAGAAAGTTGACTACCATCACCAATAAAGTAGGCCGCTTCTACATTTCCCGAGGTTACTACATTTCCGGCGACTTCAACATTACCACTCGCAGTCAACGATGTAGAAGTATTTGTAAACTGCACGGTATTTGATGTTATATTACCGGTGTTTACAGCATCTCCCAACGAAACTGAAGTTACGATACCAGAAAGTCGGCTACCATCACCAATGAAGTGGTCGGCCGTGACATTTCCGGTAGCTACAATATTACTACTCGCGGTCAGCGAAGTTGTAGGGTTGGTAAATTGTATTGTATTAGTTGTTGTTGGGCTATTGTCGGTGACTACTTGTAATCCCGAACTTGTTACCGTACTTATACCAGTGAGTAAACTACCATCACCGACAAAAGTAGATGCAACTACATTTCCTGTAACCTCAACATTAGCAGATGCTGTAATTTTGGAAGCCTCAACATTTCCAGATGCGACAATACGGCCAGAAACGACGAGTTCTGCGGCCGGTGAGATGTTTATTTGACCACCCATTCCGGGGTGTCGAGTGCAGTAATAATAAAGGGTCGTAGGGGCTCCCGCGGAAACCATAAACGTTTTCTTTGCACCGGTAGTCCCCGCTGTCCCTGTAGATGATATACCCGTTGTATATTCGCTACTATTTGCACCCTCGGATTGTGTTGCAAATTCTAAGGGATGCTCTCCGTTTGGAAGACCACTATTTGCAAGACTACTATGAGATATGTCAAATATATAGGTTTGACCTTCGTGGAGTTCGAGGGATTTGCGTACCTCCTCATCAATGTAATATGCACCACCAGAGGCTCTCACAACAAATGTTTTTGTAGTTCCTAGTGTAGCTACATTGCTCACGAATAAAGATGTGGAAGTCACGTTACCAGATACATTTGTATTTGCAACATTTAGAATACCACCATCAATGGTGACGTCTCCTGTCAGTCCGTAGAAATTCTTAGAAGACATGCTACCTTATAGGAAGGTGATAAAATAAATTGTTATTCATGCATGCTTTATGATTGACATAACAATTCGTCAGTAATTTAAAAAGAAAATACGCCATATATAAAATGTCAACAATGACAAGTTGGTTGCTCACACCTTTTCGATGTAACAGTAAAAAGAAACGACCAAATAGATCTTCCCTCCTGGATCACCCACCTCCGCCTATAGATGTTAATAGCGAATGGAGTTTTGGACCTTACTCGTGGAAGGCTACTGTTGAAGCTCTGGATAAAGACGGAAAGATAGATAGAACCTTTATAGGCTATAGCCAGAACATGGATATTACAACTCGAACTAAATTTGCATGTGATAGACATAAAACATCTGGTACAACATGTGGAGAACCAGAAATGGCAATGAAGGGGGGTGAATGTGATGAAGTTATTTTTATGAAAGTAAAAGAAAACACCAAACTAATTAATCTTACGAACCCGTTCTTTTAGAATTTTTCACTTTCCCTATCTGGACCTATATATACCGGAGGTGCTTCAAGTATCTCAAGTTCAAGTTTACCTTCTTGATTTTGAGATGGTGTTACATAAGCTATACGACAATCGTTCGCTCTAAGAATAGGATTACCACCGGCTTGTGTTGGTACAACTACTGGTTTACAAAGAAGTGCGAACATTAAATTAAGTCAACATTAGATTTCATCCCATTTTTTAACACTGATATTAGTCTCTTCACACCACGGATATACATCTTCACCAACAAAATGAATGGCATTAATTCCATTGCTGATACAATCCGTACAAATATCTATGCTATCATCAATAATTGTGTCAAGGGCAAGGGAACGACAAACATCTACTTTTTTAATTTCAAACGGGGTAAAACTATTAGTCAAAATAAGATCATCGAAAATATCTGGGAAATACTTATCGAGCCACCACTCAGTTGTCTCTCGGGCAATATTTTGTCTGCCGGTAACAACGTAAATTTTGTCAGTTTGTTCACGGAGTAGGGTAAGTTTCTTGTGAGCACCGGGAATGGGTTTCAGATTTTTGAACGCCTGACTGCTATAGAACGCTCGTACCATCTTTTGAGATTCCCCTTCAGGAATTGAAAAGATATCACGATAGAGGTAGGAGTATTTTTCTTTCCTAGGCATGGTGAGGCCACGCCATTTGGCCATTGGAAACAAAAAGGGAACGAGTACTTCGTCAACGTCAACAGCGATCCGGTTCATTTACTATAATTGGGGGATTATTGTTTAAGTATTTCATACTTATCAACGAAATTGAGAAAAGTCCGGCTGATGTATTCGCCACTATCATTGGTACGACACTGAAATAGATAGAGTAAACTAAACCCAAAGCACTTGCGAGAAGATTGATATGTAAGAAAGTATAATTTATTGCGTGTGTATCTTTGGTAACATATACATGAACAACTTGTGGGACAAACATTATTGTTATTAAAATAGAACTGACAAGGCCGATATAGTCTACAATTTCATCCATACTATCCTATCACTCGTAATCTCTAATTGTCACACCTACGGGAAATCGTGGAACACCGAGAGCAGTAAGGTTTTGGAACCGAACAGTCAACATCTTTCCCATAAACTTCTCATGGTTCCTATAGTCCTTCTCACGTTGAAGGATGGTACCCTCGGGTCTGACTGTGAATTCTCGATCATCTTGTGTCTTGCACACCCAAACAACTGCATTGGCATCACGACCATGACCAGTCTTGGCACCAGTGATTTCATATTCCTCGGTCTGGAAATCCTTGTGCTTGAGGAGGTAGTTGCTTCGCTGACCAACCTCATAGACACTGAAGCGGTCACGGATCATGGTACCTTCATGTCCTTCTTCAACGTGCTTCTGATGCATGAGAGGAAGATCCTTCTTGGATTTTATGAGTGTCGTTTTGACATATTCGTAATGAGGATTGTAGATATGAACCTTGACATACTCCCAGCGTTGCTCGAAGGTCATGCCAAGCTTCTTCAAATCAAAGAAATCAAACACGTGGAACTTGAGCTTCAGGGGATCAGTCTTGAAAGTGCTCGTAAGTTCTTCAAAGTTGAGGTTAGGGTCAAACGCTTCACCATCAACATATTGACCCGGTTCAAGACCTTTCCCAAGAATTTCAGTTCCGGGGATGATCTTTCCAGTTCTCGAGATGCCACCATCCTTTGATACCAAAAGACGAACACCGTCAAGCTTGGGTTGAACATAGAAGGGTTCAGAGATGTGCTTCTGACGATCCTCCCATTTGTTTGCAAGCATTGGCAACACTTGGCTGCACTTGGCATTCTCATTGTTCCACATAGTTTGAGCACGCTTGAGAGCTTTCTCATAACCAGTCTTGACATTGGTTCGTGATTCAATAAACTTGTCATTTCCCACGATACCAGAGATCCTCACAATGTCAGCAGTTCCATTCTTCAGGTCTTCAACTTTGAAGTCAGTGTAGCGGGTGCGGTTCAATTTGTCTTTGTGGATAAGGCGTTCCATTATACGATAATAAAATGTAGGTTTTAAATAGATGTCTGAGTTACCAGTTATCAATTATGGTAGAATGGAGCGACTTAGGTTGCCAGATGAAGACACTTTTAATTTAAACATGATGTGTGTAATTTTTATTTGTATCATCGTATTGGGTTTGTATAAACGGTCGGTCGACATTAGGCAATCCCGTGAACGATCTTATATTTTAAGGCTTTAGCTGAAGAGAGATATACATCTTTCTTCATCATTCTTTTAAATTTTCTCTGTGGGATTTTTGTCTTTTTCATGTAGATGTCTTTGATGGCCTTCATGAATTTGCCACATGATTTCACCTCATCCTTCATCTCTTCGTAGTTACCCCAAAATTCGCCTGTACTAATTTGATGAATCAAGATGTGAGCGTTCGCCCCCATAAGTCTCTCCGTCCCACCGAGTAGCATGAATGTAGCAGAACTACAACACGATCCCTGTGCAATTGTGGTAACCTTTACACGAGACTTTTCCAATACATTCATGGCAGCGATACCTGCAAACAGATCACCACCATCGCTCATAATATTAACACGAATCATGGGTGTGTATCCATACATATCTGCTGCTTTCTTGAGTACATCAATCTCAAGTTTTTTGAAGTATTCAGTAAAATCTAGAATACTTTCTTGAGTAATCTCTCCGTAAAAGAAGATTTCGTTACCGATGGTCTTGACAGTCGCTGGGGTATCGTCGTTATCGTCTTTCGATGACATGTTTGAGAGCCTTTTTTATATTTGTCACGTCTCTTTGTTTTAACTTACTTGTTACGGCGAGGTGGTTCATCACGTCAAAATCTTGTGGAGTGATTCCGTAGTCTAATAACCTATCAAAACGTCCAAGCTCTGCATATCTCTTTAATAGGCACATTTCATCCACTCCGAGGCGATTTCCAGATTTTCTTCTGATTTCACTAAACTTTTTGAAACGCATTTTAAAATTTCCAAACTTGGTCCATGCGCTGCCGGATCTAATAGTGTCTGGTTTAAGTGGTGTATCAAGGTACGCTTTTGGAATTCGTATACCGGCGTGAGTATAATAAGGAAGTAGATTCCATTGACCATTGTAAATATATGCATCGAGTACATCGGCTTCTGAGAGGGAGTTTGATATACGTATAATATCGGCACCCTCAGATTCAACATAGTTTTCTTGAAGTGTATCACATATATGACCGTGCTCGGGTATACTATCGTACCATGGAAATGGGTCACTAGTACAGAGAATATCTCTCACATATTCTTTTGAAGTTTTAAAATCATCTATGTCGTCATAGTTTTCTATATAGTTTAGGTAATTTCGGACGGATCCCTTTGATTTTATTGCCGCTTCTTCGGCTCCTTTTACATTTTTTATAGTTAATAGTTGATCAACAGTAAGGGGTCTAATGAAGACTGTTTGAAAGTTTGGAAGCAGATACCCATTTATAGAAGTTGCAATCAGTGATCTATTATTCACTGAACCATTTTCAACAACATGATCTACCAAGTGTTTGTACAACAGTGGTTCGGCATCATAATCTTCCACAATGATTGGTACACTGGTGTCTTTCAAGTACTCGACGGATGTCTTCTTATGAATTTGTATACATAAATTCAAATCGATAACTTGTTGAAGTAAATGAGTTTTACCCACACCTGTTGGACCACATATAAACACATTTTGGTTCTCATCAATTAAACGTTTAATTCGTTTAAATTCTTCGACGTGAATTGTGTTCTCTTTGTCATTGTTTTTTTGTGGAATAATTTTAATGAAGCGGTCCATGGATGATCTTACTAATCAGGCCATAGATTTGGTGCTGGAAAATGACGCACTACATGAAAGGGTAGTCAAACCTTTAAAACAGAAAATGTTCCCTTATGCTGTATCTATAACTATATTCAACCTCATCCTATTTATTCTCGTCGTTCACCTTGTTCGACGTCTATCGATCCTTCAGACTTCTCTTCATCAGTTTGAAAAGCTTTCCCAACCTTAGAGAATGGTGTATCTTCGGTTATAGCCGTTATGACATGAATGGGTCGAACATCGAGTATTTCTGGTTTGACGAAATCTGTTTCTTCATCAGGGTATGATGCTTCAAAGTCTTTTATAATATTTATAGGAACAGCTGGAGACTGTTCGATGAGACGATCATACTCGGCTTTACATTCTTCTACAAATTTTAGACCATCCTTTCTACGTTCTTCACGAGGAAGAGCTAACATCAGTCGAATATTACGCGATAATAACCCGTATGACAAAGCAGCCGTTCGATGATTTTCCATCAATTCATTAATTTTCAAAAATTGCATGATAGTGGCTATGAGACCAGCTATCAAATTCATACCACCAATCACCGAAGGAACAATAGGTCGCATTCCTTCTGGGAAAGAAGTTTGTGCAAAATTCGCGGTACCGGTGACTGTAGATAATACAATTACGGGTAAGGTAAAACGCATCGATAAAGTCTTGTAGAGTAGATAGGCTCGATGGTTCATGAACCTATAACACGCAGCAGCCTCACCCCATTGACGTAATATATTTTCATGTTGATCGTTCCACGATTTTTTCATCGTCTATTATATATGAATATAATCTTTGTGCTTCATTTATTAATGTTGGTGGCGGCTGTGGTCGTACCCATGTTCGTCAAGGATGTTCGATGGCTTGAGATGTATTCTTTGTTTATACCATTTGTCTTTTTCCACTGGATAACAAATGATGACACATGCTGTCTTACACAACTTGAGGTATATTTAACTGGTCAGGATAAATCAAAAACTTTTATGTCACGAGTTCTTGACCCTGTGTATAATGTTTCTGATGACACGTCTGGTAAACTTATTAAACTATCCGCTTTTGCCCTCTGGATGTTGGTTCAAGTAAGACTTGGTCGCATTAATACGATCATGGGGCTTAAATCTAAATGAGTCAAAAAAGTGAACGGACACTTTCCAATTGTAGTGTATAATCATACATAGAGCATCTGCTATATCATGTTCACGATCATATGGTATTTCCTCTATGTACTTTCTGGCTATTTTCACACTTCTTTCCTTTCGTTCCTCGTAATTTAGGCCACCCATACCAAAGTGTCTATGCACACTAAGTGGGGATATCAAAACCACTTTATCCATGAAGATGTAATGTAACAATGCTTCTATATTATTCATTCCAGATGGTGGCTGTCGTTCCACAAGAATCACATCAGCCTCTTTAAATATATGATCATACTCTTCTACAAATAAAGATATCAGAACAGCGGCATCATTGCTCTTACCAGAATATTTATACTCTCCTAGATCAATTTTTTTCAAATATTCAATTTCTATTTTATGTCCATGACATAATGCCATGACCAGGCCCATATTTGTATATCCAATATCGATCCCCAATATTTTCATGGCTTATTATAAAGATGAAGATTAACTATAAGCTTGTAAATTCTGTAGTTCTTCTGTCTATCCCTGTGATCATGATTTACGCTTTGGTGAGGAACCCGGTTGAGGTAGAAGTAGAGGTCCCTGTTCCCGTGGAGGTACCAGTTCCGGTAAGGGTTGAGAGTCAGCGAATGCCTCCAGAATACAGGGGTCCACCCATAAAGAAATACAAGCCTGGACATTTCCAACAAATCGGACTACTTTCTAACGAGGCGGGTGAAACTTTACCCCTATATGGTCGCGAGGTTCGTAACAGGCGTGACCGCTATCACTACCACACAACAACTCTCGGTGATCAGGTGTACCCTATTCCCGTTTCTATAGATGGCCGTGAATGTACAGAAGATATTGGTTGTCCCGAATTATATGGTGGTGAGCAAGTAACTGTCTATGGTCGGGATGATGTTTTCACTGTGAAGGCGTACCGGACGGACAATTTTTTCTAATTAAATCAAATTCTCTCAACGTCAAAGATCCATTATCTCCTCTTCGTTGAAGGTGAATAGCCTTAATCTTCAATAATTGAAGTACCGTATCATCATCCAAGTGATGCGAAAAATTCCGCTTCGCTTGAATGTCGTCAAGTTGATTGTTCTCTTTTAGAGATTGTATATATGGCCAGGTATACCGCCGCAATTCATTTAGTTCCCCTCGTAAATTTACTATCTCAGGAAGAAGTACTTCTCGTATGAGTCGATTCGTTTCTGTTAAATCTTCTTTATAGGACATAGTTATATTTCAAACATTTTCTTTATCAATATTAATGGACTACAAGCAGTTGAAAGAAAAAGTTAAGGGAACTGGTCAGCGTGTCACAAAAGACGTAAATGGTAAACGTATGAAATTAACCACGAAGGAATTGCGAAAAAAGGTTCGCAGAAATATGGAAAATCGCGTTAAAAATGCAAAACAGACAGTTGGTATGTGCAAATCTCTGTTAAACATGGGTACCACAGGTTATAGGGCTCCTCCCCCACCACCTCCACCTCGACCTCCTATGAGGCGTGCAATACCTTCACGTGGTGGTATGCCACAGAACCTCATCAAGAATCTTCAAGGTGCATTGAATCGTCGAGGTCTTAGACAAATCGCAAACCGAAACGCGAGGACAACAGTCGCTTAGCTTTCGTCATGGATGGTTGACTCCAAAGTAACCACCTAGACCAAAAACCGGCAGTGTACATACCATTTTTCGACCAACGTTCTTTATCACTCTTAACGACACTCAACATACGTCTATGTACGTCTTGATCGCCGCTTGGAACATTTCCACCATGACGTTGAACATATAAACGCATCCGCATTGGATCTTTATGGATTGTATAGTCAGTGTAGCCTCGACCACCAAAGTCTACTTTACGATCATTTTCAAAGATCGCTCTGAATTTCTTTTGGGGGTTGGGACTCTTGATGAGTCTGACCTTCATTATTATAATTAGACAAGTTTATTCTGCTTGAGGATGATGTACGCAAGCATGAGTACCTGGACAACCTGGAAAACAGTAAGGCCGAAAGGCATCTTGGGGACAATGAGTAACTTCTTCTCAATGGGTTCGGCCTCAGCCTCGGTTTCGGGCTGGTATTTTTCGTAACAGTGGGGCATTTCTATATACTCAGAAATTAAGCACCACTACAGGAAGGGCAAGCATAATTTTCAACCAACTTCTTCTCCTTACCACGTTTCACTAGGAAGAGATGGTCATACATGTGAAGGAGGGTTGTCGCCGCGAAAATAGCAATAGCGGGACGATTACCTAAGTTCTTTGTCGTCACGAGCACGAATAGGAAAACAGCGAGAAGTACAATTTGTACCTGAGTAAACATCATATTTATAATACCTTTAGATTATTTATGAAGTACTGCACTGTGACAAGTTATATGTCACGTGGTCCACATGTCATAAGTGACAATGTATTATGTGCTGAGAGAAGACTTATA